TTATGGCCTGAGTTTTGGGAGAAAGAGGCGCTTCTTTCGATCAAAGCCTCGCTGCCTGTGGGCAAGTGGAATGCGCAGTGGCAGCAACAGCCTACTGCATCTGAGAGTGCGATAGTCAAACGTGAGTGGTGGAAAGACTGGGAAAAGGAGCAGATTCCAGCGATTAAATACATTGTTCAAGCGTATGACACGGCGTTTTCGAAGAAAGAAACAGCGGATTATTCTGCGATAACGACGTGGGGTGTGTTTACGCCTGACGACGGTGGTCCGGATAACATCATACTTATGGACGCTCGAAGAGGGCGTTGGAACTTCCCTGAACTCAAGGAGATTGCGTATGAGGAGCACGAATACTGGGAGCCAGACATGGTGTTGGTCGAAGCGAAAGCGACGGGTACACCACTCATTGACGAGTTGCGGCTTCGTGGTATTCCAGCCTTGGGCTTCTCACCGGGCAAAGGAAATGATAAAGTAACTAGAATGCACATGGTTGCGCCGTTGTTTGAAGCTGGAATTGTGTGGGCACCGATGCACGAGAAGTTTGCTGATGAAGTCATTGAGGAAGTGGTTTCATTTCCTAATGGAGATCACGATGACTTTTGTGATAGCATGACACTAGCCTTGATGAGGTTTCGTCAGGGCGGCTTCGTTTCTTTACGAGGCGAAGAGGAAGAGGACGATTTGTACGTTCCTCGTAGACGGGAGTATTACTGATGGCTATGCCACCTCGCCCTATGGGCAGTTTAGTAGATTCAGGGGTTGATCCTGAAGCGACCGAAGGTCTTCCCGACGTTGAGGTAGACGTTATGGAGGCCGCAGATTTCAGCGGCGGAGCGGAAGTCATTGACGATGGACAGGGTGGAGCGATTGTCCAAGCAATGGGTGAAATGGATGAAGAGGGCGTAGAGGTCGAGATAGTTGACCACACTGCAAACCTTGCGGAGTTTTTAGATGATGGCACTTTGGGTGAAATTAGTAGCGATCTGGTCGGCTTGTATGAGGAAGATTATGAGTCTCGCAGGGACTGGGAAGAGACTTATAGTAAGGGTTTGGACTTACTTGGTGTCCAAAACACGGAGCGTTCTGAGCCGTTTGAAGGCGCTAGTGGGGTCACGCACCCGTTAATTAGCGAAAGCGTCACACAGTTTCAGGCACAGGCATACAAGGAATTGTTACCTGCGGGTGGTCCGGTTCGCACACAGATCATAGGTGTGCAGGATCAGAAGCGTGAGGATCAGGCCCAGCGTGTAAAGCACTTTATGAATTACCAGATCATGGAGGTGATGGAGGAGTACGATCCCGGGATGGATCAGATGCTGTTTTATCTTCCCTTGTCTGGATCTACGTTTAAGAAAGTTTATTTTGATCCACTAAAAGCTCGTGCGGTAGCGGAGTTCGTCCCTGCACAGGACGTGGTGGTTTCTTATTCAGCTACGGATTTGGCTACGGCCCCACGCGTTACGCATGTCTTAAAGATGACCGACAATGATGTTCGGAAGATGCAATTCTCCGGAGTGTACAAGGACATCGATTTGGGGAGCGCAGGAGACGCTCAAGAGGACGAGGTAGAAGAGAAGGTCAATAAGCTACAAGGCATCTCACGGAGCTACACAGACGATATCAGGACTATTCTGGAGATGCACTGTGATCTCGACATCGACGGGTTCGAGGATACGGATCCGATGGGCGAGCCTACGGGTATCAAGTTGCCGTATATTGTTACCATCGACAAAGACAGCGGACAGGTTTTGGCTATTCGCCGTAACTATGACGAAGTTGATCCTATTAAGAAGAAACGCCAGTACTTTGTGCATTACAAATTCTTACCGGGATTAGGTTTCTACGGCTTTGGTCTGGTGCATATGATCGGTGGGTTAGGACGTGCGGCTACGAGTATTCTGCGTCAGTTGATTGATGCGGGGACGTTGGCGAACTTACCTGCTGGATTTAAAGCTCGAGGTGTTCGAGTACGCAACGACGATGAGCCGTTGCAGCCCGGAGAGTGGAGGGACATTGATGCTCCCGGTGGGAATATCAGGGACTCACTGATACCGCTTCCATACAAGGAGCCGTCAGGAACGCTGGCTCAGTTGCTGGGATCGTTGATTCAAGACGGTCGTCGGTTTGTTTCTATTGCTGATCAGCAAGTCAATAATATGAATCAGGAAACTCCGGTGGGCACTACGGTAGCCATGCTGGAGCGTGGCATGAAGGTAATGTCCGCTATACACAAGCGGCTGCATTATGCACAGAAGAACGAGTTTCGTTTATTGGCTCGCATTTTCAAAGAAAACACGCCACCGGAATACCCATATGACGTTGCGGGTGCGCCTGCCGCGGTTAAGCAGGAAGACTTTGATGACAGGATCGATGTACTTCCGGTCAGTGATCCAAACATATTCTCCATGGCGCAACGCGTTACGCTGGCCCAGACACAACTCCAACTGGCTCAGTCAAATCCACAGATGCACAACCTCCACGCTGCGTATCGACGGATGTATCAGGCGCTCGAGGTCCAGAACATTGAGGAAATCTTACCCCCACCCCAAGAGCCTCAACCTATGGACCCCGCTATGGAGAATGCCAAGGCGCTTATGGGGGACATTTTACGAGCGTTCCCAGAGCAGAACCACGAGGCGCATATCGACATCCATATCATGTTTATGAAGACTCCGATTGTGGCGACTTCTCCGCAGATCATGGGATCCTTTATGTCTCACTTGCAGGAGCACGTCAGTATGCTTGCGAAGAAGCAGGCTATGGACGAGGTCAAGCAGGCATTGAGCGGAGCGAAGATGATGGCGGAAGTAGGTGCAGTAAGCTCGGATTCTGTTGCTCAGTACGAGAAGCAGTTAGAGGTCGACATGCAAAACCAGCAGGAAGTAGAAAACTTGGTCGTTCTGTATCAGCAGAAGATTATGGCGGATGTGTTGGCAAGGCTGATGCCCGAGAACCCGAACGAGCCCGATCCTTTGGTAGCTATCCGTATGCAGGAGTTAGAGCTCCGTCGTCAGAAACAAGAGCAAGACGCGTTAAACGACGCTGCCAAACTCGAGTTGGAGATGAACAAGGTCGAGCAGCGTGATCGATTAGACAACGCTCGAATGAGTTTGCAGGAAGAGATTGCGGATGACCGGAACGAAGTTAACCGGGAGCGCATTGCAGTTAACGCTGAGATTCAGCAGATGGCTATGCAACGGAGGGGATAATGCCGCTAAAAAAGGGAAAGTCTCAGGACGTTATCAGTAAAAACATTGAGACGGAAATGGACGCTGGCAAGCCTCAAAAACAGGCGGTTGCGATAGCTTTGAGTAAAGCTGGAAAGAGCAAATACGCCAGTGGTGGCATGGTAAACAGTCGTTTTAGTAAAATTGCTAGACCGCAGAGGTTTGCTGGAGAGTTTTAGTGATTTGTGCCCTCACAGCGATTTTGGTGGGCGTATATACTTACGGTGATTTATACACTTCTTGCGTGTATCGATGTCCTAAAGAAGTGTCTTTCTTCTATTATCATTATCCTCGTGTTATAAGGGTGCCATATGGGTATCGGTGCCCACCTTCTGTAAAGATAGGTGACAAAGTATGATTGAAGTTTTAGCTTTAGCGGGTGCAGTCACTAAAATAGCGGGAGGCATTAGTTCTGCTGTTCAAGCTGGCAAAGACCTGAACAGTGTTATGCCTCATTTTGGAAAGTTGGCTAAATTAGAGGCCGACATAGCTATTGCTGAATCAGGTAAGCACAAAGGTCCGCTTGGAAGATTAACATCTAGCGAAGAAGAAGGTTTTGCTATTGCTCAAGCCAAGATGGCGCACAAGGAAGCAATGGAAACTCTTCGCAGCCATTGCCGTTTATATGGGCCTCCGGGCATGTGGGACTTGGTTGTGCGTGAGCAAGCCGAAGCGAGAAAACGACAGAAAGAAGCCTTGGAAGCCCAAGCCGCTGCTAGAGACAGATTGTTCTGGGGTATTTCACTAGCGTTAGGGGTTACACTTTTTTTGGGGGGAACCGCCGCAATGATTTGGGGGGTAGATCGGCTGGCGAATGGCTGACGGGCTAAGTGGTATAGGGGCTGCTCCTTTTAACGTGCAGTCGGATATTCATCAGCAAACTCAAAGCCGTGAGCGCATAGAAACTTACTTATCAGAGCAACGTGTAGAGAAGGAACACAGGGCCAATCACAGCCACTTAGAGGCTCTTGTAAAGCAAAGATTGGACTTACAGGAAAGTTATGATAGGTTCGGACGCAAAACTAACGCAGATAGGCCGCAAGGCACCAAGTTAAACATAGAGGTGTAACATGGCGAATACCTTTGAAAAGATACTGCAATACAAGCTCATGCCACGTTTTATGATGGTTGTTATGACGATTATGTATATCCGCGTGATCGAGTGGGGGATGAGTTTGGATGACTTGTCAACACAGCAATCCGCAATGATTTCAGTGGTCAGCGGGGCTATGACGGGAACGATAGCTGTATGGCTGGGGTCTGAAAAATGAGTATTTTTACCGCTGCATTAGGGCCGATAGCTAACCTTGCGGGGTCATGGTTAGAAGGACAAGCAAACAAAAACGCCGCCGCTGCGGAGTTAAAGCTAACTGAGGCGAAGGCGAAAGCCCAGATATTGTTGTCAGAGAAAACAAGCGTTGCCGACTGGGAGCGCATCATGGCAGAGGGTGCTAAATCAAGTTGGAAAGATGAGTGGTTTGTAATTGTCTTGTCTATACCTTTGATTTTGGCTTTCGTTCCGGGCGCTGAAGGTTGGGTAGATCGTGGGTTTGAACAGCTTTCCAAAGCACCAGACTGGTATTTTTACAGCCTTGGAATTGCAATTTCAGCCAGTTTCGGTGTGCGCGGGGCGCAAGCCTTTTTTAAGAGGAAGTAACATGAGCGAGTTTAAGTTAAGCCAGCGTAGTCTGGACCGTATCGAAGGCATTGATGACGAGCTATATACATTGGTTCGCACTGCCATACACAACACGCCGTATGATTTTGGCATCCCTAATCTTGGAGGGTTAAGGACCATAGAAGAGCAACGGGCGCTTGTAGATTCGGGCGCGTCGAAAACCATGAAAAGTAAACATCTGGATGGAATGGCTTTTGATTTTATGGTTTTTCTGGGGCCTAGAGTTTGTTGGGAGTTAAAGTTTTATGATGATGTTGGCGATGCTATTGTGAAAACGGCTAAGGATATGGGCATTAAGCAACTTAAATGGGGAGGGGCTTGGCATATCGACAACATCCTAGACTGGGATGGTACGATGTTAGAGGCGTACAATGATTACGTTAAGTTACGGGTGTCGCAGAACCGCACACCGTTTGTAGACATGCCCCACTTTCAAAAAGGATAATTGTTATGATTTCTAAAACTACTGAGAAGGCCATTGAAGACGCAGTGTCCGAAGCTGCGAGCGATGATAAGAAAAACCCTACTTCTCGTTATAACACGCAGAAGAGCC